TTTACCGCTCTTAGGGTCCGCCAAGATGGCCCTAACGGAAACGGTCGGTATCCACCGACACCGACCGACCGAGATCAGCTCCTCCGCAAACACCCCAATACTTTGAGTGCCTAGGATATCCTTACCAGGACTCCCAATAGCACCGGTTCTTGCACGCTGTTTGAGGTAACGCCGATAGGTTGTATAATTATGACAACCGATGTAGTCGTCCCCACACACTGCAAACCACCCATCCGAACCTGACAAACTATGTAGCCAGGCCGAATACATGCTTAGCAACGGCCAACTTACGGGCGAACCCATCAGGATTCCCCGCCTCGTTGTGATCACCCTCTCGCCATCGGCGGAGGTCATCTCGTGAGGACCCACAGCTCTTCGGAGCAAATCAGCCCATATCTTGGGCCAACCCTCCGACAGAACATCAGCTGCAACCGACATTAGATCGTGTGGAAAGTAGTCTGTCGCGGACTTAAGGTCAGCGGAGAATACGAGCCCGTATCTCCTCCCCATCGTCCAATCCAACTCTTCAGCTGGTCGTCCATGTAAGGACGAAACTACCTGAGGCATCTTCTCCAGGCACTCGAGGAGTCCTGAGTTGATCACCCCTAAGAGATAACGGAAATGAGACTCGAGTGGCGTAGCTACTCGAACCTTAAACCCCCTCTCAACCACAGCGATCTGCCTACACTTGGGAAGTTCGCCCATGTTGATCTCAGACCAACAGGCTAAAACACTGATAAGATGTGTTCTTACCGTCTCCCAACCAAAAATATCCATTTCGTATGACTTGTCATGCGGGAATAGGGCTCCACCTAACAGGAAAATCCTGGGAAGATTCCTATTAGTCCTACCTCCCTCCAGATCATAACAGGATTTTAGGTACGAAGTATTTAAGATCTTTACCCCGGAGGGAATCAAATCATAAGCTTCGCGTGTAAGCTGCTCCAACTCGATGTGATTAACTTTACGTATAAGGAAAGCTTGTACTGTATCCCGAATCTCATCCGGCGCGCCCCCTTGAGCCTTCGTACTGAGGTACGAAGAGGAAGCCCCAACAGCCCCTAGGGAACCCTCGACAGCTCCGCCAAATCGGAACTTCAAGAATTGACCGAAGGAGGCCTTCAGATCTTCGGGCGTCTCGAAGGCATGAAGAGCTAACTCCTCATGGTCCTTGAGGGACCGTAAAACAGTTTCCCTGTCTGCTTCTCGCAGCGAACGTGAAACCCTAGACACCTGGTGGAGTGCCGTTCGTTTCACAACATTCTCATCACGGTTCCGAAAAGGAAACCGGGGGAGAGTACCCCAGTCTCCAAATCTGCCGCTGATGGCGATTTGCCGACAATGTGTAAAATACTCCTTTGCTGCACGCATCCGTGTACTCAGCGCAGGTCCGTGGGCTATCACCCAGTGATAGACCGCGGTCGCCCACCGATAAAGGCGGGAGGCGTATTTAACATTAATCACACCTTTAGTCAAGATGCCAATAACGGCATCGAGACCTGTAATTAAATCCGATAGCTCAGACTTAACCAATAATCTTTCCCACGTGGTACGGGAGGTCATACCCCTCTTCTTCCTCAGCAGAAGACCACGTTTACTGGTGTGTCCACCAGAACCTGTTTCCTGATAATTTCTCGAAACTAGGTACTGCTCCAACGGCTAGTTAGGCCATATGTTGGAGAGGTTGGATAAGTGAGCATATAGCCGCTCATCCGATCTGTTGTGACAGACCGTG